ATCGTGGCCGAAGAAGCGCCAGCAGGCCGCTCGCGAGGGCAGGGAGCTTCCGACGAAAAAGCCGGACCTGGACAACTTCATGAAGACGATCGACGCCTGCAATCTCATCGTATGGGTGGATGACAGCCAGATCGTGAAGACCTCGATCGAAAAGAGGTACGGCGACAAGCCCGGCATGACTATTCGCGTGTCGGCGCTGTCTGAAACGACGAACGACAAGACCGATCAACCGACAGAAGGAATATTTGGATGACGATAGAAATTCAGGTGGGCCAGCAGTGGCGATGCGTTCGCTCCGCAGAGCCATTTTACACTGCGGGCAAAACTTACGAGGTCATGCGCGGCCCGACGCCGGCAGAGGGTTTTCAGATGACCGACAACTTCGGAATGGAGACGAACGGCGGGACCGGGCACACATGGGTCCTCGATGCTGCTTTTTGCGAGACCTTCGTCCTCGCAACTCACGACGCGATTGAACACCCTTCGCACTACACCGGCCATCCGTCCGGCGTAGAGTGCATCCAGATCACCGAGCACATGAACTTCTGCCGCGGCAACGCGGTCAAGTACATCTGGCGTGCAGGCGAGAAGGGCGACGAGATCGAAGATCTTAAGAAGGCTCGCTGGTACATCGATCGCGAAATCGCGCGGCTGACGAAAAAATCCGATTGACTTTCTGTCCGTCATTGTATGTTATGGCGACATACAACGACGGACGACGATCCGCCCTTTATGGCTTTGTGGACTTTGAGGACTTGCTGGAATGCCCAACCGAAACTCCTACTCCCCCGAACAGCGAATAGCCGCTTTTCACGCAAAGACCATGCCGGTTCCGTTTTGCGGTTGCGTCATATGGCTTGCTGGCGCGAACGAGCTCGGTTACGGCCGTTTCTCTGATGGTGAGCGCGTCGTTGCTGCGCACCGGTTTAGCTTTCACACTTTCGTTCGGCCCTTGCTCCCCGGTGAGGTTGTCTGCCATCGCTGCGACGTCCCGGCCTGCGTCAACCCGAACCACCTCTTCGTCGGTACAATGGCCGACAACTCGGCCGACATGACAGGTAAGAAGCGCCACTGGACGTATTCGTTCAATGGTGAAGCATCACCGAACGCTAAGCTGAACGAAGAGAAGGTCGATCACATCCGCAAGCTGGCGCGCAGAGGCTGGCGCCACGCGGACATCGCCGACATCTACGGCATTCACAAGTCGCTGGTCTCTCACATCATGCGCGGCAAGGTGTGGGCAAAGCCTACGGGCGTTGAACTGATCGGTACGAGGTTTTCGTCATGATGAAGCCTTTCCCGACACAGCTTTCCGGCGCGCACTTCCTCGCTGCTCGCAATACGGCGTTGCTGGCCGATCAGCCAAGATGCGGGAAGACCGGCACGAGCATCATAGCTGCCGATCTGAACCTCGAAGAGAAGATCCTTATCGTCACGACCGCTTCTGGGCGCCCTGTGTGGAACCGCGCGATGCGCGAGTGGTCGGCGTTCGGTCGGGCGGTCCAGGTTCTTTACAAGGGAACCGAGAAGCTTCTGCACTCCACTGACGTTGCGATCGTGGGGTGGAACGGCATAACGGACCCGAAGATCCGCTCGCAGCTTCTGTCGCGAAAGTGGAACCGGCTTATCCTAGACGAAGCGCACATGGCTAAGTCCACGGAAGCGAAGCGCACGCAATCGGCCTATGGTGACTTCACGCAGGGCGGCGCGACCCTGAACACCAGCACGGCCCTAACTCACGCGGCCGGCGGCAATGTCTGGTGCCTCACCGGGACACCAATGCCGAACGCGCCGAACGATCTCTATCCGATGCTTCGGGCGCTCAAGCCAGGCTGCCTCCAGGCAACGGCCGATTTTCCAGACGTAACAGCCGAACAGGACTTTTTGCATCGATACTGCATCGTGCGCATGAAAAAGATATCGGCGTTCCGCAAGATACCGGTTGTCATTGGCGGGCGCAATTTGCCCGAACTGCGAGAGCGCGTCGGCGATTTCATGCTCCTGCGCACCCAACAGGACGTCGGCATCCGCGAGCCGATTTACGATATCCTGCCGCTCGCCGTTTCGCCGGCCATCCGCCGCGAAGTCGAAGGCGACCTGAAAGCCGAACAGATCCTGGCCGCCGCTGAAGCCGGCGACACCCGCGCACTCGACATGCACCTCGGCCCTCTGCGCCGCCTGACCGGCGAGATCAAGGCAAGGGCCGTCGTCGAGGCCGTGAAGGACGAGTTCGCCTGCGGGCTCGACAAGATCGTGCTGGCTTACTGGCACAAGGACGTCGGGCAGATCCTGAAAGACGGCCTCTCGACGTTTGGCGTTGTGGGAATAGATGGGACGAGTTCAGCGGACAACAGACGAACCTCCGTCGAGCGGTTTCAGACCGACCCGTCGACCAGGGTGTTCCTCGGCCAGATCCAAGCGGCCGGCGAGGCGATCGATCTAAGCCGCGCAGCCGAGATGCTGTTCGTCGAGACGTCGTTCCAGCCCGCTCAGATGCGGCAGATGTCGCTGCGCGTCACGAACTTCGGCCAGCAGCGGATCGTGAACGTCCGCGTCGCCGTCATGGCCGGTTCGATCGACGAGGCACTTCAGGAAATTTTAATGCGTAAATGGGCGGCGATCCGAGAGGTTCTGCGATGAAAAAGTCCGACCCGAAAACACGGTTCTGGAGCAAAGTCGACAAGACACCCGGACACGGTCCTGATGGCGATTGCTGGGTGTGGACCGCACGCAAGAACGACAAAGGCTACGGTATCATCAGCGATAGGCGCAAAGGTATAAGAGCACACCGTCTGTCGTATGAGATGGCTTATGGCGAGATCCCGCCAGGCGAAGGTTATCACGGAACGTGCGTTTGCCATCGCTGCGACAACCCAAGCTGCGTGCGTCCGGACCATCTTTTCATAGGGCCGTTTCGCGACAACCGTGACGACTGCGTGCAGAAACGCCGTCACTGGTACGGCGAACGCATGAGCGTCGTGATCCGCGGCGAGGGCCACCCAAAGCATCGTTTAACCGAACAACAAGTTCTCGCGATACGTGCCGATCGCAGGAAGCAGCGAGTGATCGCTGAGGAATACGGCATATCCGAAGTCCACGTCAGCGGGATCAAAACTCGCCGCTGCTGGAAGCACATCTGACAAGAAAGGTACTCGCATGAACATCAACTTTGACACCGGCTATATGTCCAAGGAGGAGGCCACCGGCCTTCGCGCACTCCTGGACGCAATCAACGGCACTCTGCCGACCGCAGCTGAACTGCGCGAAAAGAAGGACCAAATGTACGCCTCTGCGGCTTATATCGGTTCGCCGTCGAAGACGGTCCTCGGCCCCGCAGCGTCGGCCCCGTATTCGGGCGAGGCGGTCGAAGCGATCAAGGCGCAGGCCGAGGCCGTCTCCGAAGAGCCGAAGCGCGAGCGCGGCAAGCCCGCCCCGGGCAAACAGCGCCGTACCAAGGAAGAGATCGCCGAGGACGAAGCTGCCGAGAAGTCCGATACGCAGGCCATCTCGACCGGCGGCGAGCGTGTCGGCCCCGAGGACGACGAAGAAACGGCGGCACAAGACAAGGCCGACGAACAGGCCGAAGTGGAAGCCGCGCGCAAGCCGGAAGCTCCGCTGACCGCCGACGACGTCCGCAATGCGGTCGGTCTGTATGTGAACAAGTTCGGCATGGAAGCCGCAACGGCCGATGGTCCGGCCTTGTTCGTCTCCGTGCTGGGCGAGCCGCCGGCAGGCAACCCGTTCTGGAAGATGTCGATCCTGCCGGACGACCAGAAGAAGCTGAAGGCGTGCGTCGATGCGTGGCAGAAGGCCGCTGCGTCTGACACCCGTTATGGTGCGTGATGCCACACGCAATCCGCAAAACCGAAGAGTTCCTGACCGAAGACGAGAACTTTCGCGTGAGCGCTAACGGCGATCTGGAGACAGCGGACAAGATCCTCGTCGCCAGGGAAGACCTCCCGGCGTTCATGGCGTGGCTCTCTCGCGAGTTCCAGGCCACTACGGAGTATGACGGCAATGGTTGACCACGCCGCCCGCGATCATGCGACTTGGTCGGCCAGTTCCACAGAACGGAATTGGGCCTGCGCCGGAGCGCTCGCTCTCACGATCGACCTGCCGGAGAAAACGTCCGAGGCGGCCGATTGGGGAACCTGCGCGCATGAGATCGCCGAAATCTGCCTGCGCAAAGGTGTTCAGGCCGACAACTTCATCGGTGAAACCAGGAAGGGGAAGATGCACTCCTTCGAGGTCGATGAAGAGATGGCCGAGACTGCGCAGGAATTTGTCGACTATGTGCGGCAGACAGCCATCGCTGCCGCACCGAAGAACACGAACCCTGCCGATCTTATCCAGATTGAGCAGAAGTTCAGCCTGGCCGCCATGAACCCGCCTTTCGAGGCCGGGGGCACAGCGGACGCCGTGATCTACAAGCCGCTCACCAAGGAACTCGAGGTCGTCGACCTGAAGGGTGGGCGAGGGCATGTCGTCGAAGTGAAGGGAAATCCCCAGCTTCGCACCTATGCTCTCGGCGCCATGCTCGCGAACAAGGGCTTGGCGGTCGAAAAGGTCACGGTGACGATCGTCCAGCCGCGTGCTCCGCACAAGGATGGTCGAACCCGCTCGGAAACCTTCCATGTGGCCGATCTGGTCGAATGGACGGGCGATCTGATGGAAGCCATGCGCAGGTCCGCGGATGCCTTTGCCGATAGACAAGGCGACAAGTCTCTCGGCCTTCCTATGCCGATGGCGACATGGGCCGAGAAACATCTCGCCGCTGGCCCTTGGTGTAAATTTTGCAAAGCGGCCGGTACGTGCCCGGCCTTGGAGCAAAAAGCGTTCGACGCCGCTGGTGTCTGGTTTGACGACCTCGACCAGCCGCGTCTGACCAACATGCCCGATGCGGACGATCCCGCAAAGATCGCCCGCGACCTCGACGCCCTCGACATGATCGAGGACTGGATCAAGGCCCGCCGTGCCCGCGCGCACGAACTGGCCGAGCAGGGCGTCGAGATACCGAACTACATCCTGGTTCCGAAGACGGGCCGGGAAAAGTGGGCGGAAGACGCAGAAGCCAAGGCAGCGGCCATCGCGAAGCAGGCCGGGATCCCGGATGAGAAGGTGTTCAACGCACCGAAGATCCGCACGCCCAAACAGGTCCGCGACGCGCTCGCCAAAGCCAAGGCCGACGCAGCACTGCGCGAGATCAAGGAACTGTCCTTCACTCCGGAGAACGGATCGAACCTTGTTCGCGCCTCGAAGACAACGCGGTCGGCGATCCCGCCGGCAGCGCACAAGCATTTCGACATTCTCGACTAAACGCCACTGAAAGGATTTATCATGGCTAAGAGCAAAAACGTACGTTCCGATGACATCAAGACGCCGCTCGCGGTGATCGCCTACGCGCACAACCTGTTCGAACCCCAGGAAAGGGACAACGGCAAGAAGCAGTACGGCTGCACGTTGCTGTTCCCCAAGTCGGCCGACATCTCGGCCCTTCGCAAGCTGGTCGGTGACACGGCGCTGGCGAAGTGGGGCGAGAAGGCCAAGGCCCTCGTCGAGAGCGAGATCCTGAAGAGCCCGTTCCTGGACGGCGACGGCAGGCAGGGCAAGCACAAGGAGACCGGCGAGCCGCACAAGGGCTTCCCCGGCCACTGGTTCATTCGCTGCGCATCCGGCATCGACTTCAAGCCGAAGGTCTGGGATGCGAAGCGCAACCCGATCTACGAGAAGGACGAGATCCCGTCCGGCTCCGAAGTCTATGCGGTCGTGAACTGCTATGCCTGGGAGAACGACGAAGGCGGCAAGGGCGTATCGTTCGGTATCAGCCACGTCCAGCGCGTCAAGAAGGCCGAAGGCGACGCTATCCTCGGTGGCGGCGGTGGCGGTCCTGACCCGGACAAGTTCTTCGAGAAGATCGAAGACGAGGGCGACGCGCCCGCCGAGACGAAGGGTGGTGCAGGCGCTGCCGGTCTTTTCGGCTGATCGTTGTAGGTTATGACGAGCGACACCGGCCAACAATGGTCGGTGTCTCAACCCTCAGACAAGGAACACTGACATGAATATCTTCGACAAAGTGATGAGCGATCTGGACGCCAAGGAGCGCCGCCTCGGCCTTCCTCTCCGCGATCCGGTCGCCATCGATCGCCGCATGAACATCATGGCGACAATGACGGGCGGCAAGGGCTTCCGCACTCCGCGCCAGAACGAGAAGCGCGGCGTCTCCAAGGGCGAAAAACGCCGCCGTGAACGCAAGGAGGCTCGCCATGGAGCCTAAGACCATCGAAGAGCGCATCCTCGACGTGCTCAAGGAACAGACCGGCAAGGAGACGATCAGCCTGACCGACACCTTCCGGGAAGACCTCAAGTTCGACAGCCTGGATGTAGTCGAGACGGCAGTGCTGATCGAAGATCAGTTCGGCGTCGAAACGAACGACGAAGAGATCGGCCAGTTCAACACGGTCGGCGAGCTCGTCAAGCACATGGAGGGCCGGGTCGATGGCTGAAGAGTTCAACCCCATGGAAGTCGGCAAGCCCGCAAAGGCCCCGACTTCTGACGGCCAGCCCCGGCCGGCGAACGATCTCGGGCGAGACGTCCTCAGCTACGTCGAGCGCATCGAGCGCCTGGAAGCCGAGAAGCAGACGATCGCCGACGACATCAAATCGGTCAAGGAAGAGTACGCCTCCAAGGGCTACGACAAGAAGATCCTGGCCGAGATGTTGAAGCTCCGGAAGATGGAGCCGGATGTGCGCAAGGAGTGGGAAGACCTCCGCGACACATACGGCCACGCTATCGGGATCTTCGGGTAGGCCGCAGTGGGTGCGATACTCCTCTGCCAAGGCAAGGATTACTGCATCCCGGTTCGGTTGTCCGAAGAAGACTACGAGTGGGCGGCGAGCCAGGGAAACTGGTTCGTCACCCACGGCGCAACGGACAAACCCGGCTATGCTGTCCGATCGGTCAAAGGCCGATTGATCTTCCTGCACAAGGAAGTGCTGCGGAGGGCTTTCGTCCTACCGCCAAGCCCACTTCACACGATCGGCGACCACATGAACGGCGATCGTTTCGATAATCAACGCAACAATCTACGATGGGCCACGGCGGGTATGAACGCCCGAAACCGCTTCGGCTTCGTCACGCAACAGATGGAGTTTAACTATGAGCTTCTTCAAAGAACTAGAAGGTGAGGCGGCCGTTCTCGTCCAGAATGGCGTCTATCAGCAAGTGCCGCTCTTCATCCGCGACGGCTATCTCTACGCCAAGTCGGGCAGCGGCTTTATCCGCCTTATGGCCGATGGCTCTACGACCAAGGCGCAAACGCGGCTCGACTTCATGAGCAGCGATCAGCCGCTACGCCGTGACGCGCTCGGCAGGCTCTGCACCGACACAGTCAAGGGCGCAACGTCACTCGACGACAAGCAGGCACAGCTTCTGCTGGGCGGCGCATCATGACGATCGACGAAGCACTGCAGGAGGCCGGCAAGTCCGGCCTCCGAGCGATGACCTTATGGAAGACGCAAGACGGCTGGCAGGCCAACACGTCGCGCGACGGGACGTCCTGGCGCTGCGATACGCACGCCGATCCGGTGGTCGCCGTGAAGGCCGCGCTGGGCGTGAAGACCGTGTCTGAAATGACGAACGACAACCCCATCCTCGGAGATATCTTCGGATGACGAAACCATGGGCGCTCTACAATGAAATCGACCCCTTTGCAGCCGCTTGGCTCGAGCAGCTTATTGCCTCTGGACACATTGCGCCTGGCGTTGTCGATCGACGCAGCATCGACGACCTCAGAGCCGATGACCTTAGAGGATTTCGACAGGTACATTTCTTCGCTGGCATCGGAGTTTGGTCTTACGCCCTCCGTCGCGCTGGCGTGCCGGATGACGCTGAAGTTTGGACCGGGTCGTGTCCCTGCCAACCTTTCTCCGCGGCAGGCAAGGGAGGCGGGATGGATGACGAGCGGCATCTATGGCCGTCCTTCATCCACCTCATCCGAGAGTGCCGTCCTCGCCTCGTCTTTGGTGAGCAGGTTGCAAGCAAGGACGGCCTCGCTTGGCTCGACCTTGTTCAAACTGACCTGGAAGGAGCGCGCTACGCCGCAGGGGCGGTCGATCTCTGCGCTGCGGGCGTCGGCGCGCCCCATATCAGACAACGGCTCTGGTGGTTCGCGGAAAAGCTGGCCGACGCCGAGATCGATAGACGGATCGAAAGGCGCGAGGACCGAACAGGGGATCCAGAAGGAACTGGAGCGAAAGGGGCATTTGGACGAATTGCCGAGCGTCGCGGCGTTGGCCGGGTGGGTGACGACGACGACGAGAGACTGGAAGGACAGCGGCGCGGACATCAAGCCGAGGGCGGATGGCTCGGAGAGGTTCGATCAGTTGCCGAGACAGGCCAACTTGGCGGGGTGGCCGACGCCGCAAGCCTCGGATGGGACGGGCGGCGGTCAGGCGAAGCGAGCGATGAACCCGGATCGATCAAACGATCTGCACGACTTTGTGCAGCTGGCGGCATGGAACTCTCCGGCGGCGAGCGACGGGAATGGAGGCAAGAGGCCGCATCCGGACACGACGATGACCGGGCAACACCCGTCAGGCCGGAAGGTCAACATGGGGGTGGCGTCGCAGGCGCATCTGGCCTTCATCAAGACAGAACCGGCCCGACTAACGGCCACTGGCGAGATGCTGACTGGCTCTTCTGCCGGGATGGAAAGTGGAGGCCAGTTGAACCCGGCACATTCCCGCTGGCTCATGGGGCTGCCGCCCGAGTGGGACGACTGCGCGGCTACGGCAATGCAATCGTTGCCCAAGCGGCGCAAACCTTCATCGAAGCGTATCTCGACACCGTCGATCTTCGACTGACCGCCGTGTCTGAAATGACGAACGACAACGCCTTGCAGGGGAGTATTTTCGAATGACGTTTTTCCGCGGACTGCTTATCGCCCTTCCCGCCGGCATCGCCATGTGGTGCGCGATCGGCTTCATCGCCTGGCTGGTGGTGTCATGAAGGTTTCCTGTGACTTCGAGAGCAGAAGCCCCGTCGATCTGAAGAAACACGGCGCGCATGTCTATTGGGCGCATCCGGAGACGGAAGCGTTGATGTGCGCCTACCGGATCAACGATTGTCCTCTTCAAGTCTGGACCTTCGATCAGCCCGAACCTCGCGATCTGTGCATGGCAATCGAAGGCGGCGCGCGCATTCACGCCTGGAACGCCCAATTCGAGATGTTGGGCTTCGAGGCCCTGGCAGACCGCCACGGCTGGCCTCGACCGAAGATCGGGCAATACGTCGACACCATGGCCGCCGCTGCGGCGATGTCCTTGCCCCGCGCGCTTGGCGACGCAGCGGCGGCCCTTGGTCTGGACGTCCAGAAGGACAAAGAAGGTCAACGTCTGATCCGCAAGTTCTCGATCCCGAAGCGGGGCGGCGGGTTCAACGATCCCTTGGCCCCGGAGAACGCGGAGGACTGGCAGAAATTCATCCGATACTGCATGACCGACGTCGAGGTCGAAGAGGCCATAGCGCGCCGCATCGTACCACTCTCTGATGCCGAACAGGCCCTATGGACGCTGAACGCGAAGATCAATCAGCGCGGCATTCGCGTCGATCGTAATTCCGCTCGGCACGCGATCGTCATCGCGGAGAAGGCCAAGGCGCAGTTTGACCAGCAGATGCGCGAGATTACCGGTGGCGCAGTGCGCAAATGCTCCGAGCCCGGTAAGCTCGTTGCCTGGGTTCAGGATCAGGGGATAGAACTGAACTCCGCGGCCAAATCCGAAATCACCGATCTGCTGGCTTACGACGATTTGCCCGACAATGTGCGTAAGGCGCTGGAGATCCGGCAGGAGGCTGCGAAGACATCGGTCGCGAAACTGCAGGCCATGCTCGATCGCGCCAGCGCTGACGGGCGAGTGCGCGGAACGTCGATGTATCATGGCGCCGGCACGGGGCGTTTCCAGAGCCAAGGCGTCAATACGAGCAATCTGCCGCGCCCTCGTCGGATATACGAAGAACAGCATCCCCGCCCGGACGTCCTGTTCGACGCGTTCCGCAGCGAAGACCCCGACTGGCTGACCTTCCTGTATGGCGACGAGCTCGGTCGCTCCCTGCACCTGATCTCCGACGCGATCCGCGGCTTCATCTGGGCCGGACCCGGCAAGGAGTTCGTGCAAGCCGACTATTCGAACATCGAAGGCAACGTCATCGCGTGGACGGCGAACGAGGAATGGAAGCTGAAAGCGATCCGCGAACTCAACGTCGATCCGTCCCTGCCGGACATGTACCGGCGCACGGCTGCCTCGATCCTCGGCCTGACGACCGAGGAAGTGACGAAGAAGCATTGGGCGCGGCAGGCGGTCGGGAAGCCAGCGGAGCTCGGCCTTTCGTATGGCGGCGGTGTGATGGCGTTCGTCACCTTCGCGCGCGGCTATGGCGTCAACCTGGAAGGGATTGCAAAACAGATCCTGGAACAGGCCGATCGGGAGCGACTGGAAAAGGCCCGCAAGCGCTACGAGGGCCAGGCGAAGCGCGGGCTATCAGGCACGCAGATCCTGTCGCAGGACGCATGGATCGCCTGCGAAGTCGTCAAGCTGGGCTGGCGGGCGCAGAACTCGGCCATTGCCAAGTCGTGGCGCGACCTCGAGGCCGCTGTGCGCGATGCGGTCGCCAATCCCGGCACGATCACATCCGCGGCCATGGTCAGCTACATCTTCAGGAATGGCTTCCTGTGGGCTCGTCTCCCGTCCGGCCGGTGCCTTGCCTACGGCGCGCCGCGCCTGAAAGCACAGGTATGGGCGAAGATCCTGCTGCCCGATGGCACCTGGTCGGACAGCGAGGTCATGGACCGCGAAGCCGCGCAGGCCGGTGAGCGCAAGGGAACTGCGCGGATCGAAGGCGAGACGTCCGACAAGGTTACGGTGCTCGGCGTCAACTCGGTGACACGGAAATGGGAGCGCTACGCCCTATACTCGGGCATAATCGCTGAGAACAATACCCAAGCAATTGCGCGCGATATTCTCGCCAACGGCATGTTCAAGGCCGAGAGCAATGGCTACGAAATCGTCGCGACCGTCTACGATGAAATCCTGGCGGAAGTGCCGCGCGGCTATGGCGACGTGCGGGAGTTCGAAAAGCTGATCTGCGAACTCCCGGCCTGGGCGGATGGTCTGCCGTTGACGGCGGGCGGCTTCAGGGCGAAGCGGTACAAGAAGGATTGAACAGGAAAGTCAAAAACTTCCGGCTAGGGGCGGTAGGTCAGGAGTTGACCACTGGCAGCGACCGTGGGAAACGGTATCGGAAAGATTGATCAAAACCGGCTTGTCACTTGCCCTGCGATGAAATTCACCGCCCAAGCCGAAACCGTGTGCGTACTGACAGTCGTGTCATAGGTCACCGCATAGGAACCGCCGAGCGAGGCCGCGATGCCGGAAACGGTGGACGCGAAGTGATTGCCGTTGTAGCCCCCGAAGCAGCAGTCATCGTTCACGATGTAAATGTTTGCGTGATGGCTGCCCGGCCCAACTGCAGCCAGGATATAAAGATCCATATAGTCGACCCCAAGATGCGGGACTTGCATCTGCTCCCAGTCACCAAATGATCCGGTCGACATCGGCGGCACCCATGACCGCATATAGACTGGCATCGAGCCGGCGATGGAATAGCTGATGTCAACTCTGTCATCGAGCGCGGAATAGAGATCGGTTGTCCAGCCGCCGCCAGAAAGGCCCGTCATGCCGATGTTTGTGATCCCGCGATTAGTCATGTCGTTGACGACGGCCAGCGGCGCATCCATGAAGAAGCGGAGAGGATTGAACGTTGCATCAGCAGTGATCTGGAGATTGTTATGAGCGCGCCCGTAGCGGTCCACGTCGAAGTAACCGCGCCCCGTATTGATCACGCCGTCAAAGGTGTTCTGACCTTCCTGCGGCATGTCGATTGTCCAGACTTCGCAGCCCAGCTCGACCAGCTTGGAAATCATGTTTCGATATGGCGGTTTGGTGGCGTTCTGACTGTGACCGCCATGGACGATGAAACCGCACCTCCCGTCGTTGGGCTTGCGGAACACCGCAGGAGAAAAGCGCCAGACAATCGAGCGCGTGCCTTTTGACATCCACACAGTGTGCCGCTTGACGCCGCCCATGTTCGGGACAGCTGCCCAGACGCTATCCATGTAGTCGAAGTCGAATGTCGGCGTGAGCGTCGGCAGTGAAGACGACTTGAAGATTTGCTGCCGCAAGCTGTCGCGCACTGCAACCACATCGGCAGGCGTGTTGACCGAGATCAGCGATGCCGGATTGATGGCAGCAATGTTAGGGTGGTAGGTCTGCGCAAGCGTTGGCGTGAATGCAAGAATGAAGGCGGCAATCGCGCCGAACAAAGAACGCATGGTTTCTCCTTAGAATTCGTAAAAGACGTTGGCGGTTCCGTTGTCAAAGGTGTCTGTTCCGCTCACAGAGTTGAGGCGAAGGCGCGTCAGTTCTCCTGAGAGCGTCTTGTTACCGCCGCCGCTAGTCGACTGCGAAACAAGAGTTGTTCCGTCAGAGAGGCCGCCAGAATACGAGCAGACCCATTCATTGCCATTTACACGAGTAATCGTCATCGTCACATATACACGGACAGTCGCGGACGCCCCCAGGGCAATAATGAAGCCGGCGGCGCTGTTTGCGCCAACTGTAGTGGAATTGTCTCGCGCTGCCGCAGCAGATGAAATATAACTCGTGGTTTCAAAGCTGCTAGCAGTTCCCAACTGAACTAGGATCGAGGATGTAGAACTGAGCGATACGGCGCTTAAAACGACCGTCACGCGGCGAACGTTCGCCGGGATGGCATTGAACTCAACCGTTGTCCCTGTCGTAGTAGCCGTTGAGCCGATGCTGTTTATCGCAGTAAACGATCTGACCCAAGCTTTAAGGTTCGCAAAGGTCAGCTTCTTGGGTACGTTCGACGCCGCGCTGTCCGAGATCAGCAGCGCGTCCGCGTCAACAGGCGTTGTCTTGGCCGTCTGCCCGAACACGAAATCCGCGGCGGCTTTAACGGCAGTTAGGAAGCCGTCTGCCATCTTCGCGCGACCCGTAGTATCAGCGGATAAGAAGCCGTCCGCCATCTTCGCACGGCCTGTTGTGTCGGCCGATAGGACGCCATTCGCGAGCTTGGCTGTGGTGGTGAAACCGTCCGCCATCTTGGCGCGACCTGTCGTATCAGCGGACAGAGCGCCGTCTGCGATCTTCGCCGATGTGACCGCGCCGTCGACAATCTTGCTCATCGAGACGGAATTATCCGGCAAAGCTCCCGTCGCAGCTTCGAGAGCGACCTGCGCCCAATGATAGGCCGACTTGCCGACCGGGTTCACGCCGTCGTTGACGTCCACACCTTCCGCTTCGACAGCCCATTTGTTCGCGAAATCGCGGGCCGTCTGCGAGAGCGTCGCTGCAGCCGCGCTATCATCCGCAAATCCCGACGCAGCATTCCGATAGGTCAAAGCCGTGCTGGCATAGCCCGAGGCGGCTGTCGCCGACGCGGCCGATGCGACCGCGCTCGAGGCTGCCGCATCGGCACTGTCGCCGGCTGCGTCTGCCGAGGCCGCTGCGGCTTCAGCAGATGCCAATGCTCCCGCGCCCACGCCGGCCGCTACGGTGGGATCCAGGCTGTCGACCGTGACGATCCCGTTCTTCAGCTTGCCGTCCGACCGGCGAACGTCCTTGATCGCGTCGACAATCTCGTCGATCGACGTCTCAATGTTCGCCATGTCCTGATCGACCTTGTTGCCGGGCAGGGGCTTGGTCGGGTTGCTGGTCTGCCAGTCCGTGAACGAATAGCCGGGGGTGAAGGGAGTGGGATCGGCCATGCAGGTCTCCGTCGAAAGTTGCGACAGACAATAACCTACATGGCCGACAATGACAACGTGCGGCTACCGCTCGCTGTCATCGTAGAGATTGAAGTATTCGGGGCGGCCGCATTCCTCGCAAACGCAGTAGGAACGATAGCCGAGGATGGCCTTGTCGCGTTGGCGCACCAGCTGTTCGCGAGACGTCTCGCGCCACTTGTGCTTGTGGCCCTTGTGACGCAGCCAAGCGCCCCACATGATGACCGCCGCAACGGCCCAAGTGAAGAGTGCATCTCCGATGGTCATGTTATCTCCATGAAAGGCGACTACTTCGGCTTAGGAGGCAGCCAGTCCAATGATTTGAGTTCCGTCTTCGTCGGGCGGTAGTAGAGAACCGCCCGGCAGCTGGTGCAGTATGTCTTGCCGGGGACCGTGGGCTGGCCGCAGACCAGCATGTCAGGGCCTGGCGGGTTATGGGCCATGACCAGGGGCGTTCGGCAGTGGTGGGTCTCGGTGTCGATGAAGGGTATCATCGGTCAATCCTTGTAAGGGTCGAACTCATTCGCCCCTGCCATGATGACACCGCGCGGATGCAGGACGTGGCAGATCTCGACCGTGCCTTCGTGAGCGGCCAGAACCTCGGTCAGTCGGCGGTATGCCTGCGGAGCCTCGTCGAGATCGGCGCCGATCAGCGTAACGCCCTTGTCGGCCAGCCAGGCTTCCCACTCGCCACGGTCGACGCGGGGCGGCTTGATTACCTCGCCGGTCTTGCGATGGACCTTCCCGCGGGCCTCCATGCGCGACATGACACGTCCGGCGCCGTGAACCGTCGAGTACAGAGATTTAGCCGACTGCTCGCTCTCGACGCCGCGCAGGATCACCGCATCGTCGCCCATGGAGCCGCCAACAAAACCGTACTGACCGGGGAAGGCCGGCGTCGCACCCTTGCGAACGACCCACATGTCGACGTCGTCATGACGCTCGCGCCAGGCGAAGTTGTGGTGATTATGAACGCTGAACGTGACCGCGCCGCCAATGATCGACCGGACCTTCTCAACGACCCATTCGCGGCCGGCATAGGCGTAGAGGCCGCCGAGCTCGATGCCGGCGAGGTAGCCCCGACCCATGTCGCTGTCAGCGGGCAGCAAAGCCGGATCGGCTTCCATCTCGTCCTTAGCGCCGACCATCGCGAGATACTTCGTCGTGATCTTGTGACCGAGGCCGCGCGACCCGAAATGAACGCCGATCCAGGTTGCGCCCTCGTCGTCTTCAAAGATGTCGACGTAGTGGTTGCCCGAACCGACCGTCCCCAGCTGGTTGCGCGCCAGTTCCTTCAGGCCCGTGACGTCGGCCTTCCCCCAGAGATCGCTTTCGAAAAGGTCGTGATCGACCCGCTCATCATTCGCGCGACCGACGCCGAAGCTGACGACCTTGGAGATGTCCTGCAGGATCTGGCCGATGTTCGGCTTAATGGCCGAATAGGGGGTGTCGAGGCGCACCGCCATATTGCCGCAGGCGATGTCGAACCCGACGCCGCTGATCGAGATATGGTCGGTGTAGCCCACGACGCCGCCGATCGGGTGCGCATAGCCGAGATGACCGTCAGCGCACAGCACGCCGGCTGCCGCGCTGCCAGAGTTCATGCAGCGCTCCATCTGCGCCAGAGTGCGATCGTCATGCTGTCCGTAAACGATGTGCTTTTCCATGATGCGTTCCTTTTTGTCGGTAGTTGTCGGTTGACAATGACATACATCTGACATACACGTTGTCTTGTCAACCCCAAGCAAGAGGAATTTGCCGATGGCCCCGGGGCCGAACACAGCCATAACCACGATGCGCCTGCCGAACGTCCTGATGAAGATGCTCGACCGGCGTGCCAGCAAACTCAAGATATCCCGTACCCGGCTCGTCGAGTGGGTGCTGCGGGACTACTGCGCCAAGTCCGATGCGGAGATCCGCGACATCGTGACCGCGCCTGCGAAGGAGTTGCCCGATGAAAACCAGCTTGACATCTTTGGATGAGGCCCGGGCAGCGCACCCTGAACTTTCGATGACCGTCTACGCCTATGCGGGCCAGCCGGTCACACTGGAGATCATCACTCCCGACGAGCAGACCTACCAGTTCAAGGGGCCGACCGAGGCCGCCGTGCTGGCTGCAGCATTTCCGGGCGATGTCCGGGATGAAGACCGACAAGAACCGACATCAATCTTCGACTGAAAGGAACACCGACATGAAAGAGAAAGATCAGGTAGCCTATGAGCTCCCGACCGACGTGGTCGACAGCCTGCTCGCTATCGGCGTGGTGGAATGGGGTGTGTCGCTGACGCAGCCCGACGAGAAGCACGCTTCCGACCTGCTGGACACTATGCGCATCACGCGAGAGCATTTCGGCATTGCCGACGAAGAAACCGCAATTCACGGCGTCTACATTGAGGGCACCGGAACTGTACTCGCCCATACTGGAATGAGCCCGAACAGCCCGCAGCACGCGCGCATCCTAGTCGGCGCTTGGAACCAACTTGTCGAAATCGCCAAAGCGCAGCGAGCCCGCGCCAAGGTGGTGCGGCATGGTTGACCGTCCTCTCACCAAATCGGCTGTCATCCTGCTCGCTGCACTCGCACTCGCCATTCTGTTCGCAGTGCTCGACCGCCGCGCCGAACAGCCCGCCATCGACCCGGCCGAACTGACCGGCTGGTTCAAGCTGGAGGGACGAAATTGAAGCCCCTCATAGCACCCAAGGACTACCGGATCGCGAAGAACATCGCGGCCCTGGTCATCGTGGCCGTCTACTCGGCCTTTCTGTTGCACATCATGTGAAGGATCAGAACCATGTTACAGTATAACAAGCGTCTGGTTTTGCGACCGACGTTGACGGACACGATCGTCGCCGCGCTCTGCTTGAGCGTCATATTCGGCCTCGGCGGCGCCCTCGTATCGGCCGATGCGCATTACAAGCGCGAAGCCCTGATTTGCCAGGAGGGGTGCTGATGTCTGAAATCAAACATACTCCCGGCCCTTGGACGCGGCACGAGAAAGGTGCGCATCCTCACCCATTTATCTGCGGCCCTGTTGTGCCGGTGGAATGGGGCGAGGACAGTTTCGTTCTAGCCTACATCGTAGGCATGGACGCAGAGGAAAATGCGAAGCTCCTTGAGCTCGCGCCAACCATGTACGCAGCCCTCAAGAAGATCGCCGCCTATGACGACGCGGCTGCCAGCGCTTACCTGCGGGCAACCGGCTCCTACGCAAGCTTCGACGAGCCGGGCTCGGTCGAGATCGCCCGGACGGCGTTGGAGGGCGAGACATGAAGTGGAAACGCATCACTGCCCGGATGGTCAAGGACATGCAGCGGCTGCGGCAGGAAGGGCTGACCTGCCCCGAGATCGCCGAGCACTTCAACGTCGCGACCTCATCGGTGCAGCGCCATCTGAACTCCCATTCGAACGATCTGCACCGCCGCCGGCAAGTCGCACGGTACTACCGGATCAAGGCAGATCCTGAGCGCTGGGCGGCCTATCTGGCTTACATGCGCGATTATAGGAGGCGGCAGGCATGACGGTCGTCACAACAGCCATGGTCAAGGAGATCCGCCTGCTCAGACGCCGCGGGTTGACGCTTGCGAAGATCGCCCGCCGGGTCGGCGTCAGTCCCGGCACTGCCTGGAAGTATCTGTCCGATGCGAACGAAGACGCGGTGCGGCTTCGCGATGCAAACACCTGGCAGAAGATCAAGTCCGATCCGGCGAAAATGGAGAAGCGACGGGCGGCGGTTCGGGAATGGAAGCGCGGGAGGGCGAGCCATGGGCCGGCATAGAGCGATAACCGACGACGTGGTTGCCGAGATCCATCGGCTCCGGGAAGGCGGCATGACGCAGCGCCAGGTCGCCGAGAAGCTGAAGATCAGCAAGAGCGCCGTCGTGATCTACGACAGCGAGAAGGCCGTCGAGGCATACCAGCGGCGCAAGCGCGAAGCCGTCGAGCGCCGCAAGGCGGCCCGGATGAAGCCCCGCGAGCCGAAGGAAAAGGTCCGCAAGCTGGACAGTCGAAACGCGATCGTCACCGGGGAGCCGTTGATCCGGCAGATCTTCGACGAGATGTGGGACCAGCGCGTCACCCAGGAAGACGTGGCAGCCAAGGCCGGCGTGTCGTGGAATGTGCTGTCGCGCTGGAAGAAAGGACACAACGATCCGCGGCTGTCGCTGTTCAAGGCCGTTGCGGAAGTCCTGGGATACGAGATCGTTCTTCGCAAACGCGATGTCTGATTTCGCTTCCCACAAGGCCGGACAATAGCCTACAGTGTTTGTCTTGCCAAAGACAAAGGCGGCGACCGTTTCCGATCACCGCCCTCACCGACAAGAACCCTTCACCGACTGAAAGGAACACCGACATGAGTATCAAAGATAGTAGGTCGACACAAGCAGACAACGGCACATATTGTGCCTTCGAGGTCGGGCAGCATGTTGTGTTGGTGGACGACGAATGGTCTCGGCCGCCTCTGCCCGAAGAAACGTTCCCAGTCAGAGGTGTCGTGTACACCGTAAGGTGGGTTGGCCTTGGCGACCTTGGAAACGTATGCATTCGGCTGAATGAGATTGTGAACGAGCCGCGCGATTACGCCAGCGGTCTCAGCGAAGCCTGCTTTAGGACCTACCGCTTCCGGCCTCTCCATAAGCTTACGCCCGAAGCGTTCATGTCGGCCGATGCGCCTGTGAAGGTGGGAGAACCGGCATGAGGAACAAGTTCCCCGGCACCTGTTATCGCTGCGGGCAGCACGTTCCTGCTGGCGACGGCCATTTCGAATTGTTCAAAGGCAAGTTCCGCGTTCAGCACGCAGCGTGCGCGATCGAGTACAGAGGCACGCCGGACCCCGAGCGTGACGCCTGGCGGCTCGACAAGCTGAAGCGGCTCGCCGCAGGAACGGGGCGGCCGGCACAGCGAGCGCGAAAAGAGCTTCGCGATCGCGGGCTGGCATGATTTGTCTGTTGGTTGTCGGTTGACGGCGGCCTACAAATCAAATAGGTAGTACATAGCTACTACAAGAGGTCATCATGGCAAAATCACAGACACAGCGGACGCGGGAGCATGTCGCCCGGCTCCGAAAGAAGGCTCATGCCTTCGACACCCTCATAGGCCAGCTGCAGACGGTGGCCTCGCTGGAGCCGGTCGTCAAGTCGGCTGCGATCCTGGAACTCGTGACGCGGGCTGAACGTGCGGCTTCGACGCAGGAGGGCGGGGAATGAAAAAGAAAAACCGAGGCCCGAAGCGGGACATCATTCCGCAGGGCGTACGCTTCGACGTGTTCCGGCGGGACAACTTCACCTGCGTCTATTGCGGCCGTTCCTCGCCACAGGTCATCATCGAGTGCGATCACAAGGTCGCCGTCTCCAAGGGCGGCAGCAATGAGATCGACAATCTCGTCACGGCCTGTTGGGAATGCAACAGCGGCAAGTCGAACAAGGACGTCGATTACGTGCCGAAAGGCCCGAAGATCATCCCGCCCGAGCCTATGGACCCGCTCTTCGGAACGTTCGGCCATTCGTTGCAGTGGATCGACGGCGAAGCCTTCGCGCAGCACCAGTTTCAGATCATGGGCGGCGGGCCTGATCGCTATGTCGTGCGCCTGTTCTCTTGGCTCGACGGCAGACCGACAGAGCGTCAATTCGTCAGCGTCGAGAAGCTTCAGGACGAACGCCTTTGCCGTCTTTACGACAGCGAAGAGGAGTGGCGGGCTGCTGGCGATGACAGCGCCTGGCGCCGTCGCAACAGGCGGGATGCGGAATAATGAACATGACACCAGCAAACAAATTCCGTCAGCTGCTCGACCTTGGTTACGATCACCTGCTCTGCGTCATTCCGCCCGGTGAGCCTGTTCGCGAAGCGGGCAAGCGTCCGGGCCGCAAGGGACCGAACGGCTGGTATGGCGTCGGCGTGCGCGAGTTCGACGGCGCCACACTGCAACAGGCCGACATGTGGAACGGCTGGGGTGGAGGCGCCGGCATCCGGTGCAATGGCAAGTTCATCGCGATCGACATCGACAGCATGAGCCCGGAGTGGGCCGCCAAGGTCCACAAGGCGGCTCTCAAGGTTCTCGGACCAGCCCCCGTCCGCATCGGCCGTTCACCTAAATGCCTTTTGGTTTACCGGGCTGCTGACCGCATCGATTACCGCCAGGTCCGCTTCGACGATGGCGTCGATCCTGCGAAGCCCGGCCTCGTCGAGTGCCTGTCGGGTGGCGACGGGACAAAGTGGTTCGTGGCGATCGGCACGCATCCCGTGACCGGCAAGCCCTATACGTGGCCGGAGGGCATACCGCACGCCAGCCAATTGACCACAGTCACCGAGGAACAGATATCGGAGTTCTTCGCGCGTCTCGCCAAGGATCTTCCGAAGGCGCAAGGCGCAGGCTCGACGCAGATCGACCGTGAGGCCGTTGATCAGGAAAGCCTGAAGGGCAATCTGGAAGAGATCGCCGAGGCCGTACGTGCTATCCCGAACGACGGCAGGTTCCGCTATGACGATTGGATCAAGATAGCCGCCGGCATTCGCGGGGCGTGTCAAGATGATCCTTACGTCGGCCTCGATATCTTCTGCGAGTTCTCGGAGCGCTTACCGGATGACGAGCTCACCGAGGATCCGACACGAGCCTACAACAGTCTGCAGCCGCCGTTTGCGCTCGGCGCCGACTATATCCTGTCGCTCGCCGAGCAGCACGGCGATAAGGCATATAAGGAGAAGCGCGACCGGATCCAAGCTGAGACATGGTTCCGTGATGAAACGGTGCGCAGCCTTGGCGAAGAACTCTTTGGCGCCGATGTTGAGCTAAACGCTTCCAAGACCCCGCAGACGAAGTTCAAGACGGTCGGGTTCTATGAGGCCGCCGAGGAAGCACTCGACGACATGGCAGATCCGCTGATCAAGGGTTTGCTCGACCAGGGCGCCATGAGCGTGCTTTACGGCGACAGCAACGTGGGCAAGACGTTCGTCGCCATGGATATGGCCTACCACATCGCCACCGGTCGCCCCTATGCTGGTATGTGGACGCAACAGATGGGCGTGCTCTATGTTGCCATGGAAGGCGGCCGCGGGGCCAGCAAGCGCGTGAAGGCGCTCAAGGCGAAGTACAATCCGGGCGAGGAACCGCCGTTCCGGTTGCTCAAGTCTGCAGTAGACCTCCGCAATCCGAAAATTGATCTAAACGCTTTTATCGAACTGCTGAAGGCCGAAGACACAGGGCGCCATAAGATCGGCCTTGTCGTCGTCGACACGTTGGCTCGAGCGCTTGCCGGCGGCGATGAAAACTCTGTGGTCGACATGGGCGCTATCGTCAAGAACGTGGGCGAGATCCAGGCCGCGATCGACACCCATGTCATGATCGTGCATCACACAGGCAAGGACAGGGCCAAGGGAGCGCGTGGGCATTCATCCTTGCGTGCTGCTACCGATACCGAACTCGAAGTCTCCGAGGGGCTTATTCAGGTCACGAAACAACGAGACCTGGACAAAGCCTGGTCGTCGGCCTTTTCACTTGAGGTTCACAAGTTGGGGCTCGATAAGCAAAACGATCCGATCACGTCTTGCACGGTGCGCCTGGATGCCGTTACGGCTGGCAGAAAGCGGGAGCCGACGGAAGGCGAACAGGCGGTGCTGGATGCTATCGAGACGATCTCCGAGACGTCCGATAAGCCGGATCGCGGCGCTAAGACGAAGGATCTGGAAGCATGGTGCAAGGACAATTTGTCCGGAATGACGCGCGACACGCTCAATCAACACATACGCGGATTGAAGGCAAAAGGGCTTATTTCGCAGAAGGCGCGTGGCTTTTGGCTCTCGGAGCGCAAAATCGATAGTGAGGATTTGTTAGGCGATTGTGAGGAAAGCATATTCGCTTAGAAATCAATGGCTTATAGGAATGTGAGGAATTGTGAGTTTTAGTGAGGGTCGAGCAAGGCAAATTGTGAGGATTGTGAGGACGACTATATAGAAGTCCTCACAACTCACAAACCTCAAGCGCCTCACATCTGTATGTCAGGGAAAAGGCAAAAGGGAGAGGCCGAACGCATAAACAAAAGGGCCGCCTCTACGGCGACCCAAATCTTCGGAAGCAATGCCGGACAATCCGTCCGACGATCAAAGCAGGGGCCGACAGTATGACGACAACCCCGCCGAACATGAGAAGCCAGATCATGTGGCCACGCTATCGTTAAGGAAAGCGCATCGACGTTGGAAGTCGCGCCAGTCATCTCGCGTTCCGATGAAACTGAACTGCTCCCAGTCGGGCCCGCAGCGGCGCAACAGATGCTTGCGCATCCCAGGCACGGGCAGGACGTAGTGGTAAGCTTCCTTGCTGATGAAGTGGCATTCGAGGTTGTCGGGGTGGTACGGCCGAACCATGGTGCATCTCCTGTGGGTTATAATTGCACGGCGCAAACGAGACAATGCGGGCGCGATCAGGCTTCGGGGTCGTAAGCCTCGATCTGGTCCAGATCGATGTCGCCGTCTTCAGCGGGCGATACGATTTCGAGGTATACGTTGGCGCGTTGAAATCGCAGAACATCGCCCTGCAGCTCGTAGTGGGTGCTCTCGACACGATCCGCGATAGCTGCGCGCTTCTGATCGTCGGCCATAGCCTCCCAATCGGCTTTGTCGATCGAGAACGATACAGTCGCAACGGTGACAACGGGGATGCTGATTTCTATATCGGTCATCGTTCAACCCTCCGACAGTTCGCGCAAGATGTCATCGATCACGTAATCGTTCGCGATGGCTTGGCCTGTTGTGGTGCGAGCCCAGACCGTCAGGCCGCAAAAGTCCTTGTCGACCTTTTCGCCACGCTTGGCCAGATGATCGGCCAGCCAGTCGGAAACGATCCAATGTTCGTAGACTTCGCGCTCGTAGGGTTCCACCTCTGCGATTTCGCAAGCTTCCTCCCAACTATCGGCCGTCTCTGCGTCGCGGTCGGTCGGGTAGCGGATCAGGTGGCCAGCATCAGAGCGCTCAAAGCCAGCATCGCGTGCCGCGTCCTCGTAGTCGAGGATCGGGCTGCAAAGCTCCATAGCCTGCTCTGTGGCGTCTGACAGGTCGCCATGCGCCTTAGCGCCGCGAGAGCCGTCAACGGCTCCGTAGCCAGAGGCCAGCGTGGAGACGAGCGAAGAAACGCAATAGTGGACTTCGCGGGCGACGAGTTGTTCAGCGGTGATGGTCATTTGTCGGGTTCCTTGTCGGTCGGTGAGGATTGTCGGTCGTGATTTCAGACTGTGGGGCTATTCGGATCCAGACGGCAGCTTGTCGAGGAAGCCCGCATAGCGCGACCACAAGGCCGGGCGGCGTTCAATGTTGCGGGCGAGATCCTCGCGCGTCAGCGGGTTGGTTGGGTGGTTCACGAGATCCATGAACGCGCGGTCACGTTCTCCGGCTTTGCGTTCTGCCTCGTAGTACATCTGCGCTTGTGTCGGCATGGTCTGGGTTCCTTGTCGGTTGGTGAGGGTTGTTGGTCGTGATTTCAGACACTCAACGCCAGCCGCAAGCGGCCATCGTGGCGTATTGGCGAGCGTATTCTTGCGCCATCTGCTCGGCTTGTGCCTGGGAGCGGCACCACATGCCTTCAAGGCGGGTTGTGGGGCGGTGGCCTTTGAGGCGATAGACGCACACAGCGAAACCCGGGATCGCGCCTTCGGGCAACTGGTCGCGCTGTGAGGGGTGTGATTGGTCGGTGATGTAGATCGCAATGTTTTTCGGAATGGAAACTTCGTCGGCAGGTGCAACGCCGCGCGCTTCATGCGCTGCAGCGTTATCGGGCATTTCAGACGTTGCGGGGTGAGGGTGTATTATCTTCGACATGGGTTTGTCCTTTCGTGTCGTTCGGCAAATCAGACGTTGATGACAGGCGCGGCTTTCATGACACGCAACACCTTGTCCGCGCCAACCTTGTCAACCAATTCGGAAACAAGGATCTTAGCTGCGTCGCGGTCTGTGAGGCGCGACGCGGTTCCACGGGTGCACATGTTGCGGATCTTGATCGGGTTAAGCGCGCCCACCTTGTTGCCGCTGGCATAGTGGGTCAAAAATTCGACTTCGTTCTCGAAAAGGTCGCTTAGCTGCAGAATGAATTTTTCTTGAATGTTGCCTACGTAGAGCTTGCAGACGAAACCGCGCTTTTCAACATGCACAATCTTGCCGTTGTCCAGGGCGGGCGCCTTGAAGGTTATTATCTTCGACATGGCCGTTTCACTCCTTTTTGTTGGTTGCCTGCGAATAATGTATGTCACCTGTATATCACCTGTCAACAGACAAACGACAAATTATTTTTGCGGTTGGCGATTTTCGCGCTATGATCTTGGCAGTGTAAAGATTAACTGGATCTTGGTTAATGCCCCGAAAAGGTGAACGATGGACGCCGCAAGAGCGAGTTTTTGTGAACAATATGGCCAGAACCGGCGATAAGGCCTATTCGGCCACCAAAGCGGGGTATAAGCACCCGGAAGTGAAAGCGCACGCCGTCCTTGCGAGGCCAGCCGTTCAAGCCGAAATTGCCAGGCAGCAACAGGAGATCCTGTTTCGTGAAGCCCTACCAGCGGCTGTTAACTGCCTGATCGAGATCGCCACAGACGCGAAAGCGGCGGCCGGCGCGCGTGTCCAGGCATCAAAGGTCATTCTGGACCGCACGCTAGGCGCCAGCGAGGCCATGGGCGGCAAAGAAGCCCACGAAATGACCGCAGAAGAGATCGCAAAGGCCATCGAGCAGCTGCAGCGCGTGGCGGCCGATCGGGCCAAGCCGGTCATTGAGGGCGAGATCTCGTCGATCGACGATGAAGAGGCCGAAAAAGGCGGGATTTTCGACTGATGTGCGCAAGTAGTGCGCAAGGTTGACGTTGCAAGCCCTGCAAATCAAGGCTTCTGACTGTATGAGGAAGGGAGTTAACGACGGCGCAAAGCCGCTCGACGACCTGCCAGGCCGGACCCGGCCCCCGGGTGTTAGACCGATTGCCAACCCGGTGGCGGTGCCACCCCCGCGCACAAAAATCCGCCCGAAAATTACTTTTGGACGCCCTGTCCGAACAGCCCGCAACGCCCGATCCGGCCGAAAAGCCCGATTTCCTTCAAGCAGAGCACCGCCCCAAAAGCCTTATTTTGCAGGGTGTTTGGGGTGATTTCCTCACGTTTCGACACCGCCCCCTGAGCGGGCCTCGTCGGCCAACCCGCTTGACAGCCGACCAACTCCCGACATACTCTGCCAACGCTACAGGCAAGGGATTTGAGTTTCTAGCCAACCAGCCCGATCAGGACCGCACCGCCTGATCGGGCGTTTTCACCGGAAGAAGGCCGACACTGTGATCGAACTGTTTCTCCTGACGCTGTTCACGCTTCTGGCCGCTCATTGGGTGGCCGACTACCCGCTGCAGGGCGATTTCCTCGCGACGGCGAAGCAGAACGGTCCGCTGCGCGCCTATCATCTGGTCGCCCACGCCGGCATTCAGGGCGGCGGCGTTTTGCTCGTCACCGGCTCTCTGTGGCTCGGTCTCCTCGAATGGGCCGCGCACACGCTGATCGACGAGGCCAAGACCAAGGGCAAGACAACCTTCGCGCAGGACCAGATCCTGCACATCGTCTGCAAGGTCGCGTGGGCTGTAGCCGTCGTTTTGACCGCTTGACAACCCGACAGACTTAGACCAACATCAACCTACAGTCCTCATCTCCTCCCGGGGACTGAGTTTCCTCCCAGAAACCCCACCTTGGCCGCTGGATTTCCCCGATCCGGCGGCCCTTGTTTTTTGTCGGACAAGTCTGTAGGTTGTAGGCCACTGTGCAACTGACGATGGCCGACATGCTGAGTATATTCGAAACGAGTGAAGTCGATGCAGGGGCGGAACTTCGCCGTGCAATCGGTTTTGCCCTCAAAAGCCAGTCCTCGGCGTTGTACGTTGCGGTAGAGGGTCGAGAAGGCGCTGACCCCTGCTCTGTCAATGGCTGCCCGAACGTGCGCCTGTCGCTAGGTTACTGTAACGCGCACTATCTTCGCGTGAAAGCTGGGCGCGACATAAACGCGCCGCTTCAACATCGAAACAGGCGACTGATTTGCCGAGAGTGCGACACGCCAGTCGATGGAAAGGGCGGTTGGGGTTTGTGCAAATCGCACTACCGCAAGAAGCGCCGCAGCGTAATAAAACAGCAGTGCATAGATTTTCTCGGCGGGGCCTGCCAAGCCTGTGGCGGTAAATTTCCGCAGGCAGTTTATGACTTTCACCACACTGACCCCTCAGGCAAGGACGCACACCCTTCACTGTTGTTTGACGACGCGTCTTTGGACCTGATCGTGAACGAAGTGCTCAAGTGCGAGCTCCTTTGCGCCAACTGCCACAGGATTGTGCATAATGCGGGATAACTTTGATCGAGCGCTAGCGTTAGTTTTGAGGCACGAAGGCGGGTATGTGGACCACGTTCGCGACCCTGGCGGCGCGACGAACCTCGGCATCACAATCGGCACGGCAAAGGCCAACCGGCTCGATCTGGACCGCGACGGAGACGTCGACAAGGCCGACGTCCGGCTGATCACGCCAGCGACCGCCGCGCCCGTCTACAAGGCCAAATACTGGGACGCCGTGCGCGGCGACGAACTGCCTTCCGGCCTCGATTATGCGGTTTTCGACTTTGCCGTGAACAGCGGCGTCTCCCGCGCCGCGATTTTTCTCCAGGATCTCGTCGGCGTCGCGCCAGATGGCCGGATCGGCCCGCTCACTCTGAAGGCCGTAGCCCAGCACAAGCCCGAGGATCTGATCCGCCGGCTCTGCGACAAGCGGATGATGTTCCTGCAGCGTCTGTCGACCTGGAACACGTTCGGCAAGGGCTGGACGTCCCGCGTGAACGGGGTCCGCAAGGAAGCTCTGGCCTTCGCAACCGTCCAGAGCGTGCCTGTTCCGCCGCAGAAGCCGGTCCAGACGCCGCCGAAGCCTGTTTCCGAGGCAAAGCCCGCTCCGGCGGCAAAATCCTCTCCTTGGACCGCCCTGATCGACGCGCTGGTCCGCATCTTCACGAGGGCCAAATGACCGTTTCTGCCTTCGCCGCGATTTTCGCTCGTATTCTGCTGCGTTGGGGCGCCGGGTTTCTCGTCGCCAAGGGCTTGCTCGCTCCGGATGTCGGGCCGGAACTGGCGAGTGACGTTGACGTACAGGCCCTTCTCGAAGTCCTGATCGGCTTTGTGATGGCCGCTGCTGCGGAAGGCTGGTTTGCGCTGGCAAAGAGGCGCGGATGGGCACACTGAGCGCATTGGCCTGGAAGGCTGGGATCGTCGCCGTCATCGCTTTCGGGCTGACCTATGTCGGCTACCAGAAGGGCCGGTATGACGGCCGGATCGAGCAGCTGAAGGACAGCGTCGAGGCGTACCAGGAACGAGGAAGGATCGACAATGAAACCCGTGATCTTGGCGCTTATGATCTGTGCCTTCGCATTGGCGGGGTGCAGCCAGACTGCGAACAACTGCGCGGGGTGGTCGAAGCCCCCGAAGCCGAATAACCCCGTGCGTCTCGTTGTCGAGGAAGAGCAGTTGAGCCGCTGGATCGTGTCGACCGACGCATTCGGCCAGGCACAGAACTGCTGGAAGTGACCGAATTGCCGACAGCAGATCAGATCTCAGCCCAACTTGCAGGCATTGAACGCACCCTCGGGAAACTGCTCAGTGAGAGCGAACGGGCCGACGAGGACCGGAAGCAGGCCAACGAACAGCGCGCCCGCGTCCATGAGCGCATCGACGAGCTCCGCGAGGAAATGCACACGAAGCTGGAACGCACGGAAGGCACGATCGTCATCACCGGCCAGATCGCCGCCCAGGCGCGCGATCAGGCCATGGCGCTCAAGACGCTGATCGACGACGAGATCAAGCCGCAGACGGACGACTACAAGCGGATGCGGACCATGGGCAGCGGTTTCATGGTGGCCGTCGCACTGGCCGCCGGTACGCTCGGCATCAAGTTCTCCGACGCCGTCACGGCATTCGTCGCAGGCGTCCGAAACGCGCTGACGGGGCACTGAGATGGTAAAACGTGGCGTCAATCCGCTCACGGGAAAAAGATACGCTTGGGAGGCGGAAAGAGCCGCCGAGAAGGCCCAGCAGGTCGACGCAGCCGCGATCAACAAGCAGCTGGCACTGCTGAAGCGTGCGCAGCGCGCGCTCGAGGCCCGGACGAGCCTTTTGGCCTTTTCGCAGTTCACCATGCCGGATCCGGAAGACCCGAACGACATCGAGCGCTCGCGCTACGAGGCCGCGAAGTTTCACCGCAAGGTCGCCGCGGTGCTCGACCAGTTCGTCAAGGGCGAATTGCGGTTCGCAGATGGCCGTCTTTGCCACCAGCTGATCTTCTGTATGCCGCCTCGTCACGGCAAGACGGAGCTCGCAACGAAGCGCTTGGTCGCGCAGTATTCGGGCAATAACCCGGACCACGACATCATCGTCGCGGCTGCCGGTGACGACCTGGCGACCGACTTCGGTGGCGACGTCCGGGCGATCATGCACTCGCCCTCGTTCAAGCAGGTCTTTCCGAACTTCCGGCTGCGCAAGGGCGGCAACGCCAAGGACAACATCCAGACCGATCGCGGCGGCCGCGTGATCTTCGCCGGCCGAGGCGGTCAGATTAACGGCCGAGGGGCGCATCTGCTCGCCTGCGACGACTTGATCAAGGACGCGAACGAGGCCCGCTCGCAGACCATGCGCGACCAGATTTGGGACTGGCTGGTCAAGGTCGCCTTCTATCGCCGCATGGGCAAGCGCCTGACGCTGCTGACGATGACGCGATGGCACTCGGACGACCCGATCGGCCGTCTCACCGATCCGGACAACCCGCACTACAACGCCGAGGAAGCCGCTAACTGGATGATCATCCGGTTGCCGGCGATTGCCGAAGAGGACGACCCGCTCGGCCGCGAGCCGGGCGCAGCACTCTGGCCGGAACGCTACGACGAGGAATATCATCGGGCCAACCAGCGGCGTGACCCGCTCGGCTTCGCAGCGCTCGCCCAGCAGAGGCCGACTGTCGCGGACGGTATCCTCTTCAAGCGCGAGAACATCCGCTACTACGAGAACCGGGATCTGCCGGAAGACCTGCGCATCTATTGCGCGTCCGACCACGCGGTCGGCACGGGCCAGCGGAACGACTACACGGTCATGCTGAAAGTCGGAGTGGACCGGAACAACGACATCTACGTGCTTGACTGCTTCCGCTCGAAGGTGCCCGCAGACAGGGCCGTCGAAGCGATGCTGGCAATGGCCGGCGGGCAGCACAAGCCGCTGCTGTGGTGGGCGGAACGCGGCCACATCTCCAAGTCGATCGGGCCGTTCCTGCGCAAGCGGATGCTGGAGACAGGAACCTACATCAACATACGGGAAGTCACGCCGGCAACCGACAAGGAACAGCGCGCGCAGTCGATCGCTGCCCGCGTTGCGATGGGCAAGGTGCTGTTTCCGAAGACCGCCATCTGGACCGAAAAGGTCATCAACGAGATGCTGGCCTTCCCGAACGGCAACAACGACGACGCGGTCGATGCCTTGGCCTACATCGGCCTTGGCCTACAAAGCCAGTTCGCACCAAGCAATTCTTCTGCTAAAAAGAAAGCCGACAAACCCGAATTTGGATCCTTGGCCTGGGTGAAACTGGCCGACCGATGGGCGAATGAACAGAGGGCCATCAGAGAGGCCGGAGGCTTTTGATGTATGATTTGACGGACGACACAAGCGGACTGCCAGACACCGCACCGGCCGGTGGCGTGACGGACGTCGACAATCCGGAAGTGATCGAGCGCGATCGCAAGCTGGCGGAAGACATCAAGCGCCGCATCCGCCAGGACAAGCAGCACCACGCGAAAGCCTTCAAGGCGATGCGCCGCGACATGCACGTTGCGATGCACGGCGCCGACGAAAGCTGGGGCGAGAACAACTACCGCGCCAACATTGTCGGCCGGCATGTGAAGATGAAGACCGCGGCGCTCTACGCGAAGAACCCGAAAGCCGTCGCGCGCCGCCGCGAGACGCTGGACTTCGCCGTCTGGGACGAGAACCCCGCCGCGCTCGAAATGGCATTCATGACCATCCAGCAGGCGCAGATGGCGATGCAACAGGCCGACGCCATGCAGTCGATGGTTCCGCCCGATCCGATGACCGGAATGCCGCCTGCGGTCGAACCGCAGCTGCCGCCCGGCTTCGAACAGGCCCAGGCACTGATCGCGGACTTCCAGCAGGGCTACCAGCGCCGGCAGATGCTGTCGAAATACGGCAAGACGCTGGAGATCCTGTTCGCCCAGGCGCTGCGCGAGCAGAAGCCGGTCGATTTCAAGCGCGGCATGAAGCAGCTGGTCCGCCGCGCCTGCACAACCGGCGTCGGCTATGTCGAGCTCGGCTTCCAGCGCGAAATGGGGCCGCGCCCCGGGATGCAGGAAAAGCTCGCCGACGCACGCGCCCGGCTCGACCACCTGCGGAACCTGACCGAGCAGGTCGGCGAGGGCGAAATCCTCGAAGACGACGGCGAGATGGCCGAACTGCAGCACTCGATCGAGCAGCTGCAGAACGAGCCGGAAATCGTGCTGCGCGAGGGCCTGATCATCGACTTTCCGCAGTCTACGCGGGTCATTCCGGATCGGCTGACGAAGTACCTGGACGGCTTCATCGGCGCCCGGCACCTGACGATCGAATATTACTACTCGATCGACGAGGTGAAGGAGATCTTCGGGATCGACCTGAAGGGCGCCTACGCGAAATACGACATTTCGAACGGTTCGACCCGGACCTTCGGCCCCGACGACGCGCTCGAGGACGACTACGAGTGGGCGCCGCCGGAGAAGAAAAAGGACGGGCTTGTCTGCGTCTGGAAGCACTACGACAAGCCTTCCGGCCTCGTCTACTACGTGGCTGATGGCTACAACGGCTTCTTGCGCAAGCCCGCCGCTCCCGACGTCTTTGTCGAGGACTTCTGGCCCGTCTATGCGCTGACCTTCAACGCCGTCGAGAGCGAGAAGGAGCTCTTCCCGCCGTCCGACGTGGCGCTGCTGATGGACATGCAGCGGGAATACAATCGCTCCCGCCAAGGCAAGCGCGAACACCGCGACGCGGCCCGGCCGCGCTATGTCTATGCGAACGGCGCCTTCGACGAGGAAGACGAGTTCTTCCTGCGCAATCTGCGGCCCTTCCAGATGGCCGCGCTCAACATGGACCCGCAGTCGAAGATCGGCGACATCCTGCAGACCGTTCCGGTCCCGGGCGTCGATCCGAACCTCTACGATACCGGCGAAATCTTCAACGACATGCAGCTGGTCGGCGGCGCCCAGGAGGCGCAGTATGGCGGCGTCGCGAAGGCAACGGCCACCGAGAGTGCGATCGCGGCCGGCGCGACCAATGCTTCGGACGCCTCGTCGATCGACGATCTCGACAGCTTCCTGACGGTTCTCGCCCGTGCTTCCGGCCAGATCCTGCAGCGCGAAATGTCGGAAGAGAAGGTCTTCGAAGTCGTCGGCCCCGGCGCCGTCTGGCCCGACATGTCGCTCGCCGACATCGCCAGCGAAGTGTTCCTGGAAGTCGAGGCCGGATCGACCGGCAAGCCGAACCAGGCCATCGAAGTCGCGAACATGCAACGCCTGCTGCCGCTCATCCTCCAGATCCCGGGCATCAACCCGAACTGGCTGGCGAAGGAAACCCTGCGCCGCATGGACGACCGTCTGGACCTCACGGAAGCGCTCGCCGCATCCCTGCCGTCCATCGCGTCCATGAACCAGCAGCAACAGATCACCTCGGCGAGCCCGCAGGACGATCCCAACAATCAGGGCGGGCAGGGGGCGAATAACGCGCCGAAACCTGCCCGTCAGGCAGGCTCAGACCCGGCGTTCGGATCGAACCAGACCGACCCGACGCCGTCTGCGATGTAGGCTGTTGTCTGGTTTGACTTGCGACAATGGCCGACATGAAGTATTTCTAACGCTGCAAAGGAGCGAAAATGACCATTCTGGACGATCAAATCGAGGACACGAACTCGTCCAACGTGTCCGACCTGGACGAAACGACTGCAAGCGCCGATCAGGTGCAGGCAGCCGATGACGCGGCTTCGTCTCCCGCGACGGGCGAAAATGAGGACAAGGATCTGCTTTCCGTCGTTCGCGACGTGGTCAAGGAGAGCCGCGAACCCTCTGAACCGGCCTCGCCAGCCGAAAATGTCGAAACCAAGGTCGATGACGAGCAGGGCGCCAAGAAGGAAGACGACGAGGACTACTCGGACGTTCCCTTCAACAAGCACCCTCGGTTCCAGCAACTTCTTCGCAAGGCCAAGACCTACGAAGCGGACGCTGGTCGGTATCGCAACGTTGAGACGTTCCTGACCAACAACAACCTCGGACCTGACGAGGCCGCCGACGTGCTGATTGCCGCCGCGCTCGCCAAGACGGATCCGGCGAAATGTTGGGAGCAAATCAAGCCGTGGGTCCAGCAGGTGTTGGTCGCCGCCGGTGAGGTTCTGCCACAGGATCTTCAACAGCGTGTCGCTGCCGGCGAATTGAGCCGTGAAGCCGCGATGGAACTCAGCCGGACGAAAGCCCGCGCGCAGTCCTTCGAAGCACAGCAGTCATTCCGCGAACAGCAGGAGCAGCGCCGCACGCAGGAAGCGGCAGTTCAGGCGATCGTGGGCGCAGCGGAAGCCTGGCAACAGGACCGCATCGCGAAAGACCCCAACTTCGGCAGCAAAGAAGCCGCCCTGCGGAAGGAAATCCTTTTCCTTCAGCACCAGGAAGGACGTCCGAACACGCCGGAAGGCGTGCGGGACCAGCTCAACCGGGCTTACAAGGCAGTCAATGACAGCCTTCCCCGGGCGACGCCAGCCCCGGCTCCGCGGAAGCCAGTCCAGCCTGTTCGTGGTGGCAACGTCGCAGGAAACCAGCAGCCGGAAAACATGTCGACGCTCGACATCATACGCGCCAACCGGCGCTCCGGCTGACCACGAAGTAAAGGTCAAAGAGAATGGCATTCACAGCCGAAGAACTTTCCAACATCAACAACTCGGCCCTCGAGCACTATATCCGCAAGGGCCGCGTTGAAATCCAGAACGTCGAAAACAAGCCGATGCTGAAGGCTTTCGACGCATCCGCAAAGACCTTCCCGGGCGGCAAGGAGTACGTCTCTGTCGGCGTCATGTCCGGTCAGGGCGGTCTCACCCTCCAGGGTTATACCGGCGACGATCAGGTGGCTTACGGCAACCCGACCGGCGTCAAGCGCGCACGCTATCCGTGGCGTGAGCACCACATCGGCATGGTCGTGACCCACACCGAACTGAAGAACGACGGTATCGACGTCGTTGAAGACGGTGCGGATCAGGACACCCGCGAAATGAGCGGCCGTGAAGAGCACGTTCTGGCCGGCATCCTCGACACCAAGATGCAGATGCTTGGTGAAGACTATGCCGCGTCCATGGACAGCCTCATCCACGGCGACGGTTCCAGCGACGCCAAGGCGCTCGCCGGTATCCGCGCCTTCATCCTCGACAACCCGGCAGTCGGTACGACCGGCGGTCTTGGTCGTGCGACAAACTCCTGGTGGCGTAACCGCGCCGCAACGGCCGCTTTCGGCGGTGCCGGCGGTCAGGGCGCGATCACCTCGGCAACCGCCAACGGCGGCGCGCTGATCGAGTTCCTGGAGAAGGAATGGCTGCAGCTGGCTCGCCGCGTGCAGGGCTCCCCGAACTGGAAGATCTTCGCCGGTTCGGACATCATCGCGGCCTACCAGAAGGAAATCCGGGCCAACGGTTCGTACTCGGACAAGGGCTTCCTGTCCGGCGTCGACGGCGGCATGGGTGCGGTGACGTTCAAGGGCAAGCCGATGGTCTACGACCCGACGCTCGACAACCTTGGCCTCTCCAAGCGCATGTACGTCATCGACATGTCGCCGACCGGGATCCAGCTTTACTACATGCAGGGCAACCGCATGAAGAAGCACAACCCGGCCCGCCCGTACGACCGTTACGTGATGTACAACGGCATCACCACCACGGCCGTTA